TACCAGCATCTCGCAAGTCTTTGTAAGTGACCGAAGTATCTTCAATAACATCATGCCCAAGAGCCATGCACATTAGTTCCTCGTCATCTGATCTTAGATAGTGCATTACTTTGAGTGGGTGCAGAATGTAAGGGTTTCCGCCTCGATCAAATTGACCATGGTGTGCGTTGGTGACAATGACTAGCATTTTGTCTAACATTTCACCTTTTTTCATTATCTACTCCCTCTATCTACTGTAAGTACAGCGTAACAGAATGCTTATTTACTGTCAACCTTTGGAGCCAGAGTTCTGTCCAAATTTACTTTGCCACTCAGAATCCAATATGAACTTGTATTTCTTTGTATCACGCAGCCATTCTACGAATCGCTTTTCCATCATTCCCAAGATACCGGCATTACTTGGAAGTTTTATAGTATTATCGGCCATCAGTACCCTAGACTTAGCATGATGCCCTACAATAGTATTGAAGTCCATGGTTTTGTGTAGCTCAGTGTGTAGGTACTCTACTCCAAATTGCATAGCAACATCAGTGGGTGCATATTTATAACCACATCTCATCAGCTTTGGCCTAAGCATACCACTTAGTTGTACATCTTCGTTCCATATAGGGGTCCATAATTCTTCTTTACCGTCAATATTTAGTTTTAGACCAAGATCAGTAGTATGTGTGATTCCATGCACATTGCAAGCTTCTAAAAATCTTTTGCTTCTAAGTGAAAATCCGCCGTTTTGTATTACAAATGTAGTTGAATCTGCTTTACCGCACCAATGAAACTGTAAAAATAAATGTTGCAATGAAGTAAGACTATCGTCCATTTTTATAGCGCAATGGGTAATTGGTCCAATGTAATCATATTCGTAATATTTTTCAGTAAGATTATTACCGTTTAGAACCCATCCATCTTCTTGCACAGTCAAACAATAGTCAGTTTCGATAAATGCATACAAAGAATGCATCATAAAAAGAGTGTATTGTTTATAATTTAAATTGTGAATTTGTTTCCATGCAATTTCAGCAGGAAGATTTTGTGGTTTTTGAATAGATAGTAAAAGTCCTCGACTACCTGGCAATTCTTCCATACTTTTTAGTATAGCAGGAATAGCTGACGAACCATCGTTGTGACCAAACACAGAAACAATGGTTAGTTGGTCATGCGTCATTGCACTACTATTAGTAGTTGCTTTTTTAAGCCTTGCCATTTAATTTCCTGTATTTTTAATTTCTGTGTTTTGATATTTTAAATCATCTACTGCACTTGATTTATTTGTACCATATCCAACTATGCCTACGCGATACTTTTTATCGTCATTGTACATAGCTGTCCACATATTTAGTGCTTGGTTGTACCATACGATTATTTTCCTATCTCGATCCATTATAATTTTAATTGTAGATGATAAGATTCAGGAACAATCACATTAATTTCTCCTCGATACTTACAAGTACCATAGCGTGCCGCATGCATAGTTAGAGGTTCGTTTTCTTCATGATGGTCTTGGATAATCTTTTCCCACAATTGAGTTAAAGGATTTTGTTGTAGTCTAATAAGTACTGGGTACTTATTTTCATCGTGAAACCAGTATTCCGTCGTAGCCAATACTTTGAGTTTTGACTTCTTAGTAATAGAATCTAAGTAGGTAAGTTTTTTAACACCCTGTCTTTGACCAATCACACCGTCATTAAATTTAACGCATTTCCAAAGAACATCTTCAAGTTTAATATCTTGGAAATAAAATTCAGGCAACTTATGGATAAGAGGTATCATTCTATCTGAGACCTCAGAAAAATCATTTTGGTGAATGAATGCACTTAGGTCTTGTCTAAAATTGGTAAGAGGATGACCTAAAAGATTCCACATCATGATTTTTTTGCTGTAGTAATCACGAATTTGTCCAGCTATTTCATAATCATCATCAGTAATAAGTCTTTCTACATGCAGTTCCGAGATAGGGATTAAGCTACCCCTCAACCCACCAATTTTATACCCATTTTGCTTATTTAGATACATAGCTACACTTTGGGCAAGTGGGTCTGCTAGAAAATTATTTGCAGTAGGCGGTTCGGACAACCCACATAAATCAGGTAAGACAAGTGCTTGTTTGAGTAGATGACCCAATGTTGATGTTGACCTTGAATATTGTGAGGACATGATTTTCTAAAGTTAGTTTATGATATAATCATTATACACTGAGTAATGAATCTGTACAAGTAACAACTTACCCACTTAACTGATAACAATATCTTCCATACCAGCAGTTCGTAGTTTTACCACATGCCCTAACATAAAGTTTTTGCTATCCAAACCTTTTAAAATTCCTAACCATTTATTTCGCATTAGTGCTAATTCATTGATAAGAATTTCAAATTGAATAACTTCATCTTCACCATCTACATATTTTTCTGCGTCTCTACTTGTTAGTGCTCGATTATATGCTTCTAAATATTTTTGAAAGTGCTTTCTGCGGATTTTCCTAAGTTGGATATTCAGAAAGTTTAACACCGCTTCTAACTCTTGTAGCTGATTAAATCTATGCTCAGTGATGCCGGGTAAAGAGGCAATGTTCTTTTCTACATTGCCTCTTACCCTTACATCTTGTCTGGCAGACTCTAACTCAGCTTCATAATGAGTGATAAAGTCAGGTATAACTGATAAATCTTGTGATACTTTGGTGTACCAGTTCATTGGTTACCACTCATCATCTTCGTCAGCATCATAAAACTCTTCATCATCTTCATCTTCATCATCTTCGGCATCATGTTGGTCTATGTATGCTTTTAGTGCAGACATAATCACACGCTCACCTTTAAAGGTGTCTTTAATATCTTCTGCTTCACAGTTGTTATCAATTAGTAAATTGACAAGTGTATCTGCTGCGGCTTCGATATCATAAACACTATGAATATGACTTTTTAATGCATACCATATTTCTTCTACTAACTGCAAATCCATAATAGCTCCTTTATTCAGTAGTTTCTTGAACTTCTTGAGTACTTATGCTAGATTTTGCTTTTTGTTGAAATTCAGCCATTACTTTATCTAAGCAACCGTTTTCATTAGCTTCCCAACCTTTGCGGAAGAATTTAATGATTTCTCCATCTACGGTAGTATATGCCAAACGATTACCTTCTTTAGCTAGAATGCCTGATTTTTCAAACAAGTCTAGCAAACCACTGTAGGGGCTCATACCTGTTTCATATGGAATTTTAACTTGAACACTTTCAAATGGTTTAGCATAGCGTGTTTTCATAATCTTACATGCACTGCGAATACCACGAACTTCACTAATCTTGTTGCCATCCTCATCTTCTTTAAGTTTGAGTTTTTTCATAGCAACTACAATAGAACTAGCATACACGAACCCTTGACCACCTGAAATTTTATCATCTGGGTCAAACATATCCTGACTAGCATATGTATGATTAGTAGCTACAAGTCCTACATTATGATTACCAAACATATTTACACAGTTGCGAACTAGAGCGGTAAGTGCTTTGGGCTTACGACCCATATCACCTTTCATATCGCCTGCATCAAATTGATTTACATCGGTTGGTGTTAGCAACATTCCCAGTGAATCAATTACGAATAGTACTTTTGGCTTATCGTCTGCGGGCAGTGTTTTGTAGTCAACCATAAATTTACTAATCGTTTTAGCCACATCGTCAATCATGGCCATATTTAGCTTTAGTAATTTATCTTCATCGGTAGATACACCTAGTGCATGTAACCAACTCTCATCTAGCGCATTTTCTGAGTCAACCAAAACAACAAAAATACCCTGTTGCTGTGCATGCCTGACTAAGTTTCCTGAGCAGATGAATGATTTACCTGATCCTGATTCTCCGGCAAAGACAGTAACTTTACCAAGAGGAACGCCTTTATTAAAATCACCGCTGATGAGATAGTTGAGAGCATAATTTCCTGTACTGACCCAGTCTGTTGGGTCGTTAAAACCGATACTAAGTCCTTCAATAGACTTGGTTATTTCTTTTCTAAAGCGGCTCACATCAAATGGTTTGGTCATGTGTTTTTTCCTTTATGTAATTCATTATTTTCTCCAATTCTGTTATTGTCATATCTGATTTCAATTTGTTTGCTCTCCAGGAAATTACAAACACGTTTCCAGGCACGTATCCCAATTTGGGAATTACTTTATCTAAAGTAGCCTTTGATGGATCTCTCAAACGTCCTTCTTTCCCTCCCCATGCATAATTCAATTTAATTCCTAGCACGGGACAATATTCAGGTTGTTCTATATCTTCTAACAAGATATTAAATGGGATACCTAGTTTATTAGCAGAAACTTTGCGTTGCCTCAATTGATATGCTAACGTATTCTCTGATGTTCTATATCGTTCTCTTTCGGTTTGATATAACTCCATTCTAGAACATTCAACACATGTATAAGTAGATACAAATCTTTCTGATATGTGTCCTCTTTTACATGGCTTTCCAGTAGAGTAAGTTTTACCGCTATTTGCTTTAGCAACTTCTCTTTCAGCACACTTTATTCTTGCCATTGGTAATCTCTCTTCCTGTTTATGTGTTGTATATTTTATCAGAAACAGATTTATTATCAAGTAAGTCGGGTGCTTTTTCTGTGATTTGGTCTAGTTCCCAATCTCCCGGATAGTGCCTAAGTAGTGTTCGGGCTTTGTC